GCTTCTTGTAATGATAATAACATGGATTGACCTGATTGCTGTCCGCTAGCAAGTACTGAACCTTGAGCTTGTATAGCCTTAGCAAGATTAGCTTGACTCTCGAACATTTGTTCGGTTATCCGTTCTCTTAGTTTCTGGTCTGATGCTGTAAGTGCTCTTGTAGCTTCAGCCTGATTTATTTCTTTTTGTTTATAGTATGCTGCTCTTGAGGCTGCATCAGCCTTTAATTGAGCAGTAAATACTTCACCTTTTCGTTGATCGTTAAAAGCTGAGATTTGGATTTTATTTAGGTAGTCCTGTCTAGCTATAGCATTAGAACGATTTACTTGAGCAACTGCATTTCGATGTGCTCTATTCTGTTCTTGTATGCCCGTTATAGCTTGCACTCCACCCAATACGCCTCCAATTACTAGGGGATCGCACATGGTTTAATAAATTGTATTAAGGGTACTCCATTGTAAACATGATAATTAGTGAAAGTAAAACCTAGAAGTTTTAGTAATTTTATGTGTGCCTCATTCCGCATATCTGCTTGGTTACATAAATAAGGGTTAAGTAAACTGTTTACCCAGCGTTTTGCTTCTCTTACAAATGTATGAGGATATTCTGTGCTGGCATCAGTACATAACATCCATATTATATTGTGCGGGGTCACTCCCGCCACTCCAGCAGCCTTGCCGTTGGGAACCGTAAAATACACGGAAAATGTTGAGTTGTAATAAGACTCTATAATAGAAGCCTCAGCACTTAAACCAGAGGTTTGCTCTGTCTCACGTCTATCTTCATAGCGTAAGTTAAGACCCACACTGAGAGCTAACTCAGGAGTGCAGGTCTTAATATACTTACCTTCGTACATGTCGTTTTGGTTGATAATTGCCATCCCAGCTAGCTGAGAGTAAGGCAGTGGAAAATGGGTCGGGTATCTGTATTTGCATAGTATATTTATCGTTCTTTTTATGGACGGGTACTCTCACCGCTTTATGTAATTCAGATGGAGGCTTGTTAAAGTTACTAGCATTAGCTAGCATACCAGACTCATACTGTACAAAAGAACTCATATCAGCATATACAGGGTTTTGATGGAACTGCATAGGGCCAGATACACCTAATTCAAAGTTGATTCCAGCAATACGTAGCTCTCCATCAAGGTCATAATTAGTTTGCCCTTTGTTATAATAGTATGTAGGTAGTTCTATAAGGGCTGTATACCTATAACCAACTACTACTTTAGCATTACTAGCTATATTTATACCGTTAAAAGTAGCAGTTCCTGTACCTACAGCGTCAGCTTTTCTTACTACACCAGAAATAGAATTACCATCACTGTCATTACCAGAAATACCAATTAGATAAAAGTTGGTAGCTGAAGTGGGTGTGTAAGGTATTGCTACGACAGTTTTTTCAGGAGCAGTTGTAGTCTGTGCAGTACCAGTAATTGATTCTGGTTCTACCAAACTATCAAGACATGGTTCAAACCATCTTGCTGTTTTAAGGGGTGAACCTATATCAGCTGATGTACCACCTACTACATAAGCTCTGTCAGTGTCAGCATCAGTTACATATTCATGACGACTAAGAATATAGTCACTACCATGTAGTGTAACTGTAAAGTAACTACCACCTGTATAGAGCATATGTTGCATAGTACCTGTTAATGTCCAAGTGTACCAAGCAGATTGCTCACGTTTCTGTCCACTGTTGTAGTATTTATAATGGAATATTTCTTTCTGCCCTTTTTCGCCATAACTTACAATACCTATGGGTACAGAATTGCAAGACTTTGTTATAGTTTTTGGTAAAAATTCTGGGACAACTCTAGTTTGTTCTAGTATTGCGGGTGGTGTGTCATCGTCTAAAATTGTAGCTTCAAACGCCCTAGCATGTGATGATACATTCGAGGTAAATAGTACGGATGTACCCATATCAACAGGTTGTATACTACTGTCACATTCGTAACTAGAAACTTTTTTAAGTCTAGCAGTTTTAGGACTAAATATATCTGACTCTGTAAATAGTAAAAACTGACCGTTATCAGAGAACATTAACAGACCTTTTTGGATAGGTAATGTATGGTTAATAAACGCAGGTTTTATATCAGATACAGTTATATCTATTGGGTTATCATCACTAGCAGATATAGCAGATACAACAAAGAAATTAAAGTAATTTCCAGGTTGACTTAAGATTACATTTTCACCAGAAATTAAACCTAATCTATTTCTGTGAAAAAATATTTCCTGTATTTGTGTGCCGTTAAAAGTTGGGAATGGGTTAGAATTATTGTCACCAACAAGTCTATCATCCCAGTAGTTTTCGTTACCACGTGCAGTAGCAGTAGCTTCGTCTAACTTAATAAATGAAAATGTACCGTTACGATTATTGACAAGAGCATGAGGCATTGTTGCGGGATCTAGTCCTTTTACCATTGCATCAGCTGCAGTTGTCCCCGCAAAGTTATGGGGTCTTACACATTCTTCCCAACTACCAGCTCCAGATACACCATTGTCAGCTTCAAATTTTACGTAATAATCATCAGTCTGTAAATCAGCAGTGTTAGATATCTGTGCTACATAGCCTTGTTTACACATAGCTGGTAGCCTAGCAATATCCTGTGCTTTCTGACCTATCACACTCATGTTTTCATTGACAGCACCACCAAGAAAGTTAACACCAGAGGCATCAGAACCGTGCATAAATAAACCACTACCTATAACCTCCGCTGTTACGTTAGCTAAACTACTATTGACAGAACCCTTAAGTCCATTAAGAATAGTAGCCATAGATATAGCACCGTTCTCTGGGTTCTTAGGGGTTCTATGATAAGCTATTCCAGACACATCTTGATATGTTGTCACTGGTTCTACAGCTTCAACGGATACTCTATATTTAACTCCCTCTACAGTTACATCTATAAACATTGATTCTGCTGTAGATTTGTTAGTTGTTTTAATTAAACCGCCATCTCTTAATGTTACTGTAGCTGTATATCTAATGTCGTAATCTTGTGTGTATCCTAGGAAGTCAGAACTTGATGTACTAGAACCATTAAAGTTTTCAATGTTAGCTGCAATAAAACTAGCACCGTTAACTTGTAAACTGCCTTCAATATTTTGTGTAATATTTGAGCCACCTACTTGAGCACCTGTTGTATCAACTGCAGATCCTCCAGAAAATGACCAAGTTATAGTACCTGATTTAGCTTGGTTTTCATTACCACTTGTCCATGTAGAACCAGTACCTAAGACAGCTGTAGCTGCAGCACTACCACTTCCAAAAGAAACAGTAGGAGCTGATGTATAGCCACTACCAGAATCAGTTACATCGACTCTTTTAATTTTACCATCTTCAACTATAGCTTTAGCTGTAGCCCCAGTACCGCCTCCACCTGATATACTTACACTTGGAGGTGATGAAGCAGAATAACCAGAACCTTGGTTAGTTACATTTATTTCACTTACAACTTCTCTGACATCTACCTTTACAGAAGTAGCCCTGTAAAATGTATTGGGTGTGGGAGCTGTACCACTATATAATATATATTCAGTATTATAAGCAACAGTATCCAACCTAGCATATGAGTAATCTCCACTGTGAATAGGTGAAAAAGTATTACCTGTAGTGCCTACAGTTTTTTGTTTGTTAACTATTATTGTATAGTCTTGTATAGTCTGGATAGCATACTCTTCTGTAGCCCCCGAAAGGTAGGCGAACAGAGCGTCTCCATTATTATTTGTTAGAGATAGTTCGTTACCATTAGCCAAGTCCCAAATGCGTATAGGCTTTTGTCCAGACCCAGTATTAGCTGGTGTAATTTGAAATAAATATTTTTCGTCACCATCTCTTATGATTTCATACCAATAGCCTGTGCCATTAGCATTTGTAAGTGTTTTAACAAACTCCCCAGCGGGACGTTTCTTTAAACCAAATGTAACATCTGGGACAGCATTATCGCAGACCCTTAACTGTCCTGGAAATTTTATTTTATCTGGTTGTTGAGATACACCCCCAAGAAAGTTTGGGATACTTTGATTGACTGCTGCCATTACCTTCTTCTTAATACTTTAAATGGTCGATACACGGTGTTTGCATCTTGTTGATATTGGAAATCATTAAATACATTGTGGTCACCTTGGCGGGCATCGTATTCTAAAGCCACTGCTCTAGCGTACGCTTCATCTGCTTCTAATAATTTAGCAGTTTCTGCACTGCTTACCATACGTATACCAGATACTCTAGTAGCTTTAGCAGTAACATAATCTTTAAATGCTTGAGGTAAATCTTGAAATTCAAACATCCATACTATGTCAAAATATAATTTATTACAATTTTCAAATGTAAATGTATGATTCTTTTTATCATATATTTTTTGAATACCATTATCACTACGTTTGACTACATTGTAATCTTTACCATGCTGATAAATATTTAGGTCAATTTGTAGGACATTGTTAGGAATGATGCACTGATTGTTTGCATTAAGGTCTATAGGATACTCATTCTCTGTGTTGAATGACCATCCCTCAGCTTGTATCTCACGGCAGACTTGCCTTAGAGTCTTCTGTGCGATAGCCACTTCGGGGCTTTGCACTGTTAAAGTATTAACTGGGGATTCTCCAACGCTCATCAGGATTGAGTTTACAGCATCTAGTTCGGTAGACACTCCGTAAGATATTGTTGTCATATAAAAAAAGGGGCACGAAGCCCCTATATAAAATTACTATTATGAGAAAGCAGCTGGCTTTGTAGTTGTTCCAGCGAACAATTCTACACAAGCTGCTGGGTTTACGTAGTCTGCACCCATAGCTAGTCTTCCTAGGATGACATCGCCTTGGTAAACTACAGAAACGTCTCCAGAAGTTACTTGAACTTGTGGGCCAATAGTTTCAACTACACCTGCAGCCTCACGCTGGAAGATTAATCCGCATGTGTTTGCAAAGTTAGAGGCAGCACCGTAGTTTTGGCGAGGGCCATAGTTGTTACCTGTAACTGTTGTAGCTGTTTCGATTGACTCAGATACGAATGAACCTGTATTTCCAGGATCTACTGTATCAAGGTCAGTAGCAGCTGAAGCACCACTTGAAGGTGCATACTTAGTACCATACTTGCTGAAGAATGGAACGTTCATTGACTTGTAGATTTTGATACCTGCAATTTCAATTACGCCATTTCCAGACTGTAAGGAATCACCCTGTACGTCTCTGTTAATTAGACCGTTAGTACCTGCTCCTTTTATAAGTTCATAGTACTGACGTGGGTTAAGTACGGCAACCCGACCATCATCAGAAACTCCTTTCTCATCTAGAGCTGCAGCAGCATCATAGAAAGCAGTAACTAGAAGTTGATCGTCAAGTGCATCGTCAGCGTTAGAACCTGCTCCAACTCTGATTTGTGTACCACCTGGCTCGATGAAGTTAGTTTTTGAGATAGGAGAAGCCTGTCTAGCACCCTTAGCGATAGCTCTAAAGATTAGTCTATCGTACTTTTGTGCAAGAGCGTAACCGATCTTCTTAGAAATTTCACCCCTCAATTCGTAGTGAGCAAGTGTTTCATCCAGTTCATAGACAAATGCACTAGAGATGAGTAGGTCATCTACTGTGATTGTCTTTTCTGCTACTGGTGGAGCTCCGTCAGAGTTTCCTAATATACTGTTTCCAGGAGTGTGGTATTCCGCACTTGTACGTCCAGTATAAATGAACTGTAAACTCTTTCCGTTTGTGAGTGTACGCTTCATAACGAGATCTCTTGCGATTGTCTCTCTTTGGAAGCCAGTAAACATCTCACCTGAGAACAACTTTAAATAGAGGTCTCTGTTGTTTGTTGCGTTCTGTGAAGAAGCATTACCAATCCTACCCAGAAAGGTTTGTGAGCTAGGATTGTTTGTTGACTGTTGTGCCATTATTTTGTAAGGTTATATGTATCGTCTCTAGATCTAGAATTATAGGAATCTTAATTGTATCAGCTAAGACTCAAACTGATTCGTGGTCTATCCCACCGTCATGACGGCAAAAGGTGTCTCCGTAGAGGCTTTCACCAACGGGAGAGGAGTCCGACTCTGAGGTGCTCCCCTCCTAATTGTGCTACTTCACAATTTTTGTGTAAGCAATGCCACGATATACGAATGTTACTTTCATGGTAATCTCCATATACCTAAGCCCCGTTCCATGCTTAGGAGTCATGCGTCCCCGAAGGGATGAACGGACGTGGCGATTAGGCTAGTGTAGGTGCTGAAATAATTTCTCCAGCAAGATCTAGCGGAAAGTTGTGAGCGTTACGCTCGTGCATAACTTCAAATCCTAGGTTCTGTCTATTAACAATGTCAGCCCATGTGGGGATAACTTTGCCATTGCTGTCAACTATTGATTGGTTAAAGTTAAACCCATTAAGGTTGAAAGCCATAGTGCAGATTCCCATAGAGGTGAGCCATATGCCAACCACGGGGAAAGTACCAAGAAAGAAATGTAAAGAACGAGAATTATTGAAAGAAGCATATTGAAAAATAAGTCTACCAAAGTAACCGTGTGCAGCTACAATGTTATATGTTTCCTCGTCTTGACCAAACTTGTAACCATAGTTTTGTGAAACCTCTTCCGT